ATGTTCTTCTACGTTTGAATCATCAAATAATTCCCAACATCCATCAAAAGATACTTTATTAATCTTTTTCTTTTTATTGTAAAATTGATAATACAAAGACCGTAATGTAAAAAACATATATCCTTTACGCACTAATCCATTTGAATCAATTAGCTTTTCTGCATTAGCATATTTCATTAAAGCAATATAACTTTCCTGCACTATATCTTCTGCATAATCAAACTCACCAAGTTTATAGATTATTTCAACCCATTCTTTATGATGTTTTGCTACTTGTTCAATCCATCTGTAGTTATCCATATAAAAGAAAATGAAATTACAAAAATTAAAACTTGTACAGTGTGTTCTGTTTCTTCTTCAAATTCTTCGTCATTATATAATGCTCCAAGCATTACACCTTTAATAGGATTTATAATTATATCACAATCTTGAAATTGTGCAATTACAAACGCTACAAATAAAATAAAACCTAATGTCGTTAATACCATATTAAAATAATTTTGCTGTTACTTTTGCTACTTTCTTTTCCCTACCAACTTCTTTTAATTGTACTGAAATATCAATGTGTGTTAATTCAGAATCAATTTTAGTTAGTTCTTCTATATAATCAGATATTGCAGTTAAATTGTATCTTGCTTCCATATCTGTTAACTCTTGTAAATATATAATCTTTTCTTTCAAATCTTTAAAGAAACTTATTAACATTTTATTATCTGAATGATAAAGCAACATTCTTGATGCTGATACCTGTAATTCGTTTAAATGGTTTTTAATTGTTGTTTGCATTAAAATATGTCTTTTAATGGGTCATAAAATGCTCCTTCAACTTGTGGCAATCCAAAATTATTTACTTTAAAACTAAAGTTTTCAAATGGTGCATTTCTTGAGCGTTTACAGCTTACTGTTACTAATCCTTTGTTTACTGTGTTAAGTTCTAATTGTATTTGTGTTTCTGTTTTCTTTTCTAAAAATGAACCTAAATGTCCTGTTGGTTTATCTGTTCCAAAGTTAGAATGTATTACTGTAACTATGTGACAATTTAATTCCTTTGACCATTTCATTAATTTCTGTACAACTGCATTTGATTCTTCTATATTATTTACATCAGAACATAAATCTGCAATACCATCAATAATAACTAATCCAATATCTGTTGCATCTAATTTATCATAAAGGTAATATTCTATAAAATCAACTCTTTCTTTAAATGATAATTGTCTTAATGCTAATGTATGATATTTATCTGTTTTTATTCCTGTCATATCAATAGGTCTTTTAAACACATTTGCAGCGTGAAAATTACCTTGTTCTGTGTCAAAATGTATTAAGTGTTTATTATCTCTATTTGCTTTTAAATCACCTCCAAATGATTCTAATTCATCTGCTAAATATATTGCTGATAATAATGATACGAAAAATGTTTTTTTACTTTTAGGTGGTGCTTGTACAAAACTAAAATTACCATAAGTTCCTATTGGTGTAGGATATTCTATTTTACCATCTTTAGTTTCATAACTTTTAGTTCCAAATGAAATTGCAGGTTTTGGATGTACTATCTTTTCTAATGGATTTATGAAACATTCTGCTTCAAAAACTTCCATTAATAATCTTTTCTCGTCTTTATTTAATTTCATTTGTTTGTTTGTTTGTTAAAAAAAAGGGAACTTTTACATTCCCTTTATAGTATACCTTTAGGGAGACTAAAACCCAAAGTTAGTTATTAATTAGAAAGGTAAATCTGAAGCTATTTCTTCTTTAGTTGCTTCTTGTTTTTTATCAGCAAGTGAAATTTGTCCATTTGTCCAAATTACATTTCCATTACCTAAATACGTTTTAGGCTTTTTAGCTTCTCTTTCTTCTTTTGTTTGACTATCTGTTAAAGATACATTTTGTCCCCATTGGTTAGATTCGTCATTTACTCCAACTGTAAAGTTGTAATAAACTGCACCATCTTTTCCAGATACAAATTTTTCTTTTGGTAATTTGTCAACTCTTAAACTTACATTAATTAATGCACTCATATTATTTATTTTTATTTTGCCTACCTTGTTTTACTGCTGTCAGCTATTCAGTTTTATTTATTTAACTTTTAATAATTCGTCTTTTACTACTTTAGTCATTTTATACTTGCCTTCAATAGTCGCAATATTACCACCATTTTTTAAATATTCAATAGCTTTATTAAATTCAGGTGTATTCTTATTTAACCATTTTAATTCATCAACAGGTGCAGTCTTTTCGTGTTTGTTTGAAGCATCAGCATCTTGTGTATCGTCAATCAATAATAAATTACCTAATGCATATTTTTTAGCGTAAGAACTTGCTGAACCAAACTTTTGTGGCATTTGCATCCCTTTCTGTTCTAAATCAACACCAACTATAGCTGATGCAGTTATTGTGTCTAAATCATCGTTTATTGATGCTACAGAGCGTAACATTGGAAATTGTAAAAATTGTGATTCAACCATTGATTCTGTAATTGTAAAATTCACTTTGTATTTTTCATTATAAGGTTTTAATGCTTCTAATATATCTTCAGCACTTCTAAAGTTATATTTACCAAATGAATTGAATTTTGACTTTGATGCTTTAAATTCTTTTTGAATTAAAGATAATTTTTGATTTAATGTTAATTCCATTTTAATTTGTTTTTAAGTTATAAAGTTCTTTTTTAATTATTGTCTTGTATTCTCTTGGGCAATTTTCATCTGCTAATTCAAAACAATATGTTTCTAATGTTTGAAGATGATTTTCTAATTTGCAAATTCTATCTTGCATTGCTTCTAATCTGAATCTGTTGTAATCTAATAAATCTTTCATAATTATAAAAATGAATAAATAGTTAATAATAAAGTTAAAATTAATCCCATTGCGATTAATCCAAATCCGATGTCTTTTAAATTCTGTTTCATTTTGTTTGTTTTTAGTTGTTATTTCTTTGGCAAATATATAACTGTTTTTGATATAAAAAACTATCAATATTAATTTTAACTAAACTTTAACATTTTAGATAAAAAAAGGGATACTAATTAAAGCATCCCTCTTTCCTAACAAACAATTTAAAACGCAAGAATATTATAAAGAACTTAAAAGAGAATTGTATTTGTTAATCATATCAATCAAATCTACATCAGCAAATTTAACTATTTGTTTTGATTTAATTAAAAGATTTTCAGGTAAGTTATTATCAAATTGTGTTAAATACTTTGAGAAAGCATATTGCATACCTTGATTGGTAATATTACAACCATAACATTGTACACCTACATTGTTTTCATCCCAACGTGTTGAATAATGTCTACGTGACATAAAGTGTCCACATTGCAACTTTTGATAATAATCTTTTTTATTACAAGTAACACAAGTAGCTATTTCATCAATAGCATCTTTGCGTCTTATGTATTGACTAAAGACTGTATCAAGTTTTATTACTAAAGATTTTCGGGTTGGTTTTTTCATTTGTCAAATGTATACAATATCAATTAACAATATTTGTAAATAACTAATTTTAAATTATTGCAATAATGTCAAAAAAAAACTGTAAATTTGTAATGTTCTTAAAAACAAAATAAGTTTTAAAAAAAAAGATAAAATAAATAATTAAAATAAACAGAACAAAAACAAAGTGTGTTGCTAATAGTTATGTTCTTTTGTTATCTTCCTTGACCTTTGTATTTCTTTTTATAGTTTTTAGAAGATTTTAATTTAGAAGATTTTGTCTTTGAATGTACGCAGGGTCTTGATATGTTTATTTCTACTCTTAAAGTAGTAGCCATTTGTTTCGCCATATAAAATAAATTAAAAGTAAAATTAGTATTGGAATAAAATATAAAAAGTTATTTTGTTTTCTTTCAATATCCTTTTTATTTTCTTTTGAAGATGTTTTAACTATTTGTTGTTTATCTTCAATTTTAGACACTATCTTTTGTTCTGTGTGTAAACTATTATCTTTTGTGTTTTTGTATCTTAAAACAACGTTTTTATACGTTACACCATTAACTACAATATCCTTACAACTATCCAAAGGAGTTATAATAAATTCATCAACTATAATGTTGTTTTTAGTTTCTGAATTAGTTAATTCATTTGTAACAATATTTGAAACTATTGATGAAATAGAATCTTTTTTAATTTCTTGTATTGCTACTTTACGAGTTCCACAAGATATAAATAATATGCTAAATAGTAAAATAATTATCTGCTTCATATATTCTTCGTTTAGTTAATCCTGCTAATTTCTTTGTACCTACTTTATCCCATTTTAAAAATTCAGTTCTTATAGCTGTATCATTATGATTTGCATTTACTTTCTTTAAAAGTGTGCTATTCATAAAATTTGCAACTCCTACATTATAAGCAAAAGATACTAATGAATTAAACTGATTTTGGTTTAATGGAGCTTTAACACAAGTAGAAACTCTTTTAGCAAATTTATCAGCTATTTCTTTAAACATATCAAATGCTTGTACTCTTGTAATTGGTTTATCGACCATAGTAACTTTGCGACCATCTGAATAAAATGTGTTACCAAAACCAATTGTCGCTAATTTAGCAGGACATAAATAAGGGTTAGCACTAAATCCTTCAAATTCCGTAATCATCATATATCCTTTATTGTCCAACTTCATCTTTTGGCTTTTTATTAAAATGTTCGTAAATTTTAACTCCTGTATATATAATAGACAAAATCAATA